GATGGGGTCAACTGTCCAGAAAAATAGAAGTTCTCACGTACACCCCCCCTTATTTACATAATGTTTAGAAAAGAGGTGAGTTCATGTCGAAGTTAGAAGAACGAGATAAACTCGTGAAAAAAGAAAAAAATAGGCTAATGAGGCTATTTAAAAATATACCAGAGAATAAGAAAAAAGCTGTGCAAGGTTTGATAATTCAAGCAGCTAGATTGCGTGTTTTGCTCGATGAAATGTGGGAAGATATATCAGAAAATGGCGATTATGAAATGTTTTCTCAATCAGAGAAACAAGAACCATATGAGCGAGAAAGACCAGTGGCCAAGTTATATAATTCAAGAGATGTTAGTTATCAAAGAGTTATAAAACAATTAACAGATTTAATTCAAGAATCTACAGAGGAAGATTCGGCAGGAAAATCACCTCCTTCTGATGGAAGTGATTTAATTTGTTAAGTAATAAATACGTTGAAGCATATTTTTCTATGTGGGAACAAGGAAAAATACAATTAAATAAAGAAAGAATTCAATTAATAGATTATCTTAAAGAAAAGGTATTGTGTCGCAATGATTTGTATTTTGATGAAAAACAAATTGAGCAATATATTGCATTTTCTGAAAAGAATTATTTTGAAATTGATCCATGGGAAAAATTTATAGTTCCGTTTATTTTTTTGTATTTTAAAGACACAAATGAAGTGTTTTTTGAACGTTTTTTCATAACTTTGGGACGTGGAGGAGGAAAAAACGGGTTTATTTCAACTTTGTGTAATTATTTTATCAGTCCGTTACATGGAATAAATAATTATGATGTGACTATTGTAGCTAATTCAGAAGATCAGGCAAAACGTTCTTTTGATGAATGTTTTAATAAAATAGATGCTAGCGAAACTTTACGTCGTCATTTTAAACATGGTCGGTCAAAAATTATTGGGAAAAAAACAAACAGCGTTTTTAGATTTGCGACAAGTAATGCTAAAACAAAAGATGGTGGACGAGAAGGCTGTGTTATTTATGATGAAATTCATGAAATGGTAAATTCTGCAATTGTAGATGTTTTTTCAGGTGGTCTTGGTAAAGTGGATAATCCACGAGAATTTTTTATTTCTACTAATGGTTTTGTTCGAGAAGGATACTATGATTTGTTAATGGAAAGTTGCATAGAAGTTTTAGAAGGGAAAAGTTCAGAACGAATTTTTCCTTTTATTTGTAAATTGGACAATATCAAAGAAATGGACAATGAAGAAATGTGGGAAAAAGCAAATCCTGCTTTATGTAAACCATTAACTAAAAGAGCAGAACGATTGTTAAGAAAAATTCGGAGTCAATATGAGGCTTTGTTAAAAGCACCAAGTGGCAGACGTGCCTTTGTAACGAAACGAATGAACTTGATTGAAGGAAATGAAGAAAAAGATGTAACTACGATTGAGAAGTTAAAAGCAACGAATAGGACTTATGCTATTGCAAGCGGTCAAAGTTGTGTCGCAGGTTTTGATTATGCAAGTATCAGAGATTTTGCAAGTGTAGGTTTGTTATTTGAAGTTGATGGAAATTTTGTTTGGAAACAGCATAGTTTTGCAAGAAAGCAGTTTTTGGACACTTTTAAATTGAAAGCTCCTATAAAAGAATGGGAGAGAGAAGGACTGATTACGATTGTTGATGAACCTTCAATTGATCCTCAACACTTAGTAGATTGGTTAAACGAACAACGGTTAATGTATTCTATTGAGCTAGTATGTGCAGATGGTTTTCGCATGGACTTATTAAAGCCTTTACTGGAAAAAAATGATTATCAATACGAGTTTTTGAGAAATCCACGAGGTGTTCAAGCCAAAATAGCACCAATTATCGAAGATGGTTTTGCTAATGAACGTTTTATTTTTGGAGAGGACCCATTGATGAGATGGTATACAAACAATACGTATATTAAAGAAGATGGACAAGGTAATCGGACATTTTTGAAAAAAGAACCTGTTCGGAGAAAAACAGATGGCTTTCATGCATTTTTAGCAGCTTTGTATAAAAGAGACTGGATTAATGAAAGTGTTGATTATAAATCAGCTTTTGATATGTTAGATGAATTAGAATTTTAAGAGGTGATCATGATGTATAAACCCCAATACTTAAATATAGAACGAAAAGAAAAATCTGCTTATGGAAGTAATGCTGCATATTTCTCAAAAATAATTGTTAAGAGTAACGGGTTTAAATGGGCTGTTCCAAAGAAAAAAATAAATAAATCTGGACGTCGTTTTTTAGGAAAAATTAGATAAAAACCTTTCGGAATATTACTTAATAAGAGAGAGGAGGTGAACGAATGAGTTTATTCGATCTTTTAAAAAGTACATCAGCTAAGAATAGAGCAATTCAAGAAATGTTGGATTTTGAATTTATAAGTGAGGTATCCACTCGAGCGTATTTAAAACGCTTAGCACTAGATTCTGTATTGAATTTTGTTGCCCGAACTATGTCAACGATGCAAATTCAAATAAGAGATGGTACAAAAAGTGAATGGGAATATTTATTAAATGTTCGCCCAAATAAAGATATGTCAGCGAATGATTTTTGGCAAAGATTTTTTTATACTTTGCTGAAAAATAATGAAGTATTAGTCATTGCATCAGATGATGATCAATTGTTAATTGCAGATAGTTTTTATCGCAATGAGTATGCTTTATATGAAGATGTTTTTGAGGGCGTTACGGTAAAAGGATATACCTATCAGAGAAATTTTAAAATGTCTGATGTTATTTATCTTCAATACAATAACGATAAATTAGAAAAGTTTACGGATGGTTTATTTAATGATTATGGTGAGCTTTTCGGTCGTATTCTAGAAGTAGCTATGCGAAATAATCAAATTCGAGCTTCTGTATCAATCGACCAAACGGGTAGCTATGGAGATAAGAAAGATGAAAACGGAAGAAGTACTCAAGAAAAACTACAAAAATTTGTAAATAAGATTTATAAATCGTTTAAAACAAATTCTGTGGCAATTGTTCCAAAGCTCAAAGGGTTTGACTATGAAGAATATACAAATAAAACCAATTCTTCTAATCAATCGTTAGAAGAATTAGAACAATTGAAAAAGACTTTAATTAATGATGTTTGTCGAGCAATAGGCGTTCCTTCTGCTTTAATTCATGGAGAAATGGCAGATTTAGAGTTTAACCTTAAGGCCTATCAAAAGCTTTGCATCATGCAATTAAAAGATAAGTTACAGTCTGAGCTTAATAATAAAATACTTGAAAAAAGTGAATATAAAAAAGGCCAAAGAATTGTTATTGAAAATGTTCTTAAACGTGATCCATATGAAGAAGCAGTCAAGATTGATAAATTAATTGCTTCAGGTGTATTTACGCCAAATCAAGTATTAAGAGATTTTGAATACGATGAATCTGATGAACCCTTTATGAATGAACATCATATAACTAAAAATTATGAAAAATTGAAAGGTGGTGAGGAAGAAAATGACAGTGAAAATCAAGATTAATGGACCAATTATTTCTAGTGATGATAAATGGTTCTATGATTGGTTCGACATGGAAGCAACGTCCCCGAAAGATGTTTTAGATTTGTTACCTGCAAATAATGAAGATGTTGAAGTGACTATCAATTCATATGGCGGACTTGTAGATATGGGAAATGAAATATATACAGCTTTACGTACTTATGAAGGACATGTAAAAGTAAACGTTGTTATGGCAGGAAGTGCTGCTAGTGTCATTGCAATGGCTGGAAATACAGTTTCTATTAGTCCAGTTGGTCGGATTATGATTCACAATGTCGCAATGAGTACAGGCGGTGATTATCATGAAATGGACAAAGCAAGCGAAATTTTACAGAAAGGTAATAGTGCTTTGGCTAATGCCTATGTTGCTAAAACGGGTAAAACTAAGGAAGAAATTTTAGCATTGATGGACAAAGAAACATGGCTAACCGCAGAAGAGGCTGTCGAAAATGGTTTTGTAGATGAAATCATGTTTGAAAATACTGAACGTCCGTTGTTAGTTGCTGATGCTGGAAGTGGTCTTATTTCAAAAGATATTATCAATGAAGTGAAAAAACTAAAAAATCAGCAAAATGAATCGATGGCAATGGTAAATAAAGAAGAATTAAAGGAAATGATTGCTGAAGCTATCATTGAAACCAAACAAAAGGAAATTACAAGTGAACAAACTATTGAATCTAAAGAATCAACAAACGTATCACCGTTTGCTAGATTCTTATTTTAATACACATTTTTAGGAGGAATTGATTATGACAATTAAATTATCGCAAGAATTTGAACAAGCCAAATTAAATTGGATTAATGCTGTTCAAAATGAAGAATCTATTGAAAAACAAGGACAATTGTATGGAGAAATGCTTGATCAATTATTAGTAGAAGCGGAAAAAGCAGGAGAAAAAGGCGCAGAATCAATTGCGGCAGTTTCTAGTAAAGATAGAAACATGGATGCTAAAACACGCAAATTTTATAATGAAATTAATAAAGAAGTAGGGTACAAAGACGAAGAGTTGTTACCAGAAGAAACAGTAGATGAAATTTTTAATGATTTAACGACAGAACATCCGTTATTGTCTGCAATTGGCTTACGCAATGCAGGGTTAAGATTGAAATTTTTGAAATCTGATACAAGTGGAGTAGCTGTTTGGGGAAACGTTTTTGGAGAAATCAAAGGACAATTAGATGCAGCATTCAGCGAAGAAGAAACAATTGATAACAAATTAACCGCATTTGTCGTATTACCAAAAGATTTAAAAGGTTATGGGCCATCATGGATTGAGCGTTTTATTCGATTACAAATTCAAGAAGCTTTTTCTGTAGCCTTAGAATTAGCCTTTTTAACTGGTGATGGGAAAAACCAACCTGTAGGATTGAATCGTAAAGTGGCGAAAGGAACTCCTGTATCGGACGGGAAATATCCAGAAAAAGAACCATCAGGAGAATTAACTTTTGCCGATTCAAAAACAACAGTTAATGAGTTGAAAGAGCTATTTAAGCATCATTCAACAAAAAAAAACGGTAAATCTTTAGCTGTAGCAGGCAAAGTAAATTTAGTGGTGAATCCAGCAGATGCTTGGGATGTAAAAGCACAATATACTTTTTTAAATGCTAATGGAGTATATGTTACAGCATTACCATTTAATTTAAATATTATTGAATCTGTAGCACAGCCTACTGGTAAAGCATTGTCATTTGTAGTCGGAAGATATGATGCTTATATGGGTGGTTCTATGGGTATTCAAAAATATGACCAAACCTTAGCTCTTGAAGACTTAGATTTATATACAGCCAAAGGTTTCTATTTTGGAAAAGCAAAAGATGATAAGGCTGCGGCAGTCTGGACATTATCAGTAAGTACATTAGAAAAGTAAAACGCCCCACAATAGGAACGATTACACCTACGACAGATGGGGCTAATGTGGAATTGACATAGTTAAAGGAGGGATTTGATGACCAACGAAGAAGCATTGAAATTAGCCGAATTAAAGTTAGGAAAATTCAAGAAGCGGATGAAGATTTTTGGATCATCGGAAGATGATTCGTTAAAAGAAATCTTAGCCGCTTCTTTTTTACGACTTAATTCGCTAATTTATCCAACTAATCCCGAAAATGATTTAACTTTCATTGAGCTAGTTTTTGAAAGAAGTCGCTATGTTTATAACGATTCTTTAGAGTTTTTTGAAGCAAATTATCAATCTGATATTTTAGCTTGTTCTTTAAAATATGCGGAGGTGTCTGATGATGATACATCCGAGTTATAAAAAGCCCAAAATTAATAGTGGAAATCTTCGAACGCCTGTTCAATTTTGGAGATTTGTTCCAAATGATGGACCAGAACCGATGGAAGAAAAAAAGGAAAAGTTATATGAATGTTTTTGCTTGGCCTACAATCCCTCAATGAAAGATATGGAAATCTTGAATGCTAAAGGAACAAATGAAGGATTAACAATTAAAATTCGTGATCCCCATCAAGACTATATCCCAACTAATAAACACAAAGTAATTATTGATGATTATAGAGTGTTACCTAAAGGGAAAGAATGGGAGATTGTAGATGTCTCACCTGATTTTGAAGATAACCGCTTTATTAAAATTGTATTGGGAGCTACATCATGAGCGAGATAATCGGTTTAGAAGAAACGCTCAAAAATATGGAAACAAAACTCGGAGCTGCCAGAGTCAACAGAATAGCCAATAAAGCATTGAGAAAACAAGGTGAAAGAAACAAACAGATTGTTAAGAAATACATGGCTAGTTATATGGATTCAGGGAAAACACATGATTTAGTAATAACTAGTGGTATAAAAAGTAATCCTAAGCGAGTGGAGACTGGTTGGGCTTCAAAAGAACGTGCACCTATTGTTCACTTAAACGAATTTGGCTACACACGTCATGGAACTTATGTGCGTCCTCGTGGAATGGGAAAACTTCAAGCCGCAGCTGATGAAATCCAAGCGAAAGCATTTAAAGAAATGAAATCGGATATGGAGGAATTAGCAAAATGAAAGATATGATGATGGAGGTTTACGATGCGCTGATTAAAAATGAAACAATCAAAGAGTTAGTAACACCTCAAAGAATCAAATTTTATGAAGTACCTGAAAATTTAGATATGAAAAAGCCGTTTATTGTTATTGATAATTTTCTTGGTCCACAAACCAATGCTTATTTTGCTAATAATAAAGCTTTATCCATTCGGTTTAATTACCAAATCAACGTTGAAAGCATGGATAGAATGACAACCAAGCAAATTTCTAAAGCAGTGGAAGAAACAATGAGGCAAATGGCTTTGGTCGCCTTGAAGGTGGATTAGACCAATATTTTAGTGAAACAAAACGTTTTGTAGATGCAAGACGCTACAGAAAAAATACACAAATTCATGACACCAATTATTAATTGGTGTCTATTTTTTAGGAGGAAAACAATTATGCAAACATATGGTTTTAGCAAAATTACAATTAAACAATTGGATAATGAATTGAATCCAGTTGATGGTAAAAAATATACTGTTGAAGGTAAACCAAGAGAAGGTGCAGCAGCAAGTTTTGAAATTACAGGTTTGAAGAAAGAACCGTCAAAAGTATTTGGTTCAAATATTGCATATTATGTAGCTCGTAAAGGGCATGGAGACATTGCAGCTAATTTAGGTATTTTGGATTTTCCAGCAACTATTGAACATGAAATTTTAGGACATAAAAAAGCAACGGAAGAAAGTAAAGTTTATCACATCGGAGAAGATACAGAGCCACCATATTATGCAGTTCTCATTGAATCGGAAGATTTGTATGGTGAAAAAATCGGTTTTGGTATGTATGCAGGAACATTTTCATGCGATGGTATCAAAGGAGAAACGTTAAATGATGATGACTTTACACCAGAGCCGGGAGAGTACGTTTATTCTGCTATTTCTCGCCAAGTAGGAGATAAAAAAGTAACCGTTGGTTTTGCGGATAATTCTGAAGCATTAGAAGAATTGAAGAAAGAATTATTTGGAGATGAAACACACGAATTGGAAAAGTTACAAGCCCCACAGTAGGAACGATTACACCTACGACAGATGGGGCAACAATTGAGATGTTTTAAAAGGAGGAAAAATAATGCCTGATACATTCAGAATTTACAAGAAGAGTGGAGAAAAAATTGCTGAAGGTACAAGTCCATTAGCCATTACAGGATTATCATCTGGAACAGTAGTTAATGAAGGTGATTATCAAGCAACTCGTGTTAAAGGAGAGCAAGAATCTGAAAAGGTTAATATTGCGGGATTTACCGTTCAAGAAGCAAGGGTATTAAATACTGATACTAATGATAAACCAACAGAAAATAGTACAGTACCAGAAATTAAAGAATGGCTAACTAAACATAATATAGACTTTTCAGGAAAAACATTGAAAGCTGATTTATTAGCATTGATACCGAACGACTAGTTTTACTAGTCGTTCTTTTATTAGGAGGAAATTTTAATGGAACGAAAAATTGAATTAACGTTGCGAATAAACGGTGAAGAAAAAACATTTACACAAGACTTTGTACCATTTTCAAAACGTAGTGACTATATTCGTTTAGAAAAAGAAGTAGAAGAAGCAGCGAAGAAACAGGGAAAAGAACCAAGCCCAGAGGATTATTTGGACATGCAAATTCAGTTTGTTGCTGATCTATTTGATGATAAAAAAGTTACTAAAGAAGCGATTACAGACGGATTGGATTCATTAGATGTTGATAAAATTTGGCAGATTATTCGATACCGTGTTTTAGGGTTTTCAAAAGAAGATGATGAAGTTGCAAAAAAAGCGATGGCGGAGGAAATTTAACTTGGGATGAACTTTATGAGTTACAAGTTGATTTTGTCCGTAATGCTATCACTAATCTGGGGTGGACGATTCGAGATTTCATGAATACTGATTGTTTGGATATTGATGAAATTTTATTGAAAGCACCAAAGAAAAAGAAAACTAAAAAGAAAAAACAAGAG